AGCACCAGTAGCACCATCTAAATTAATAACCTGTGTTTTTGCGCCGCCTTTGTTAACATAAAAGTTAAAGTCGTTGTTTGAAACGTTTTGGAACATTTCAACAGCACTTGTAGCACTAGCAACGTTAACAGTAAAGTCAGTGTCAGCACCAACTACTAGACCATTGTCTGAGTTAACAGTAAGTTTAGCGTCAATTTGATCAGCAATATCACTACGTAGGAACTGACTTGATGAAATACCACCAAGTGTTAAAGCGTTACTAACGTCACCTGTAAACTGTGCGCCTGTGATAACTGATGATGATACCAAGTTAAGACCTGGTACAATAGTTGTAAATCCTGAAATAGGTGTTTGTGGAGTGAATGTTGCATCTTTACTTACAATCGCTACCACAATACTGGTAATATAAAACTTAATAACAATATGACTTGCTGTTGTTGAGTCAATAACTGTTTCAACTAGAGCACCACTTTGACCAGTTGATGCTGTAAACGCTGGACCAACAACAATCCATTCTGTACCACTGTAGGCTTTTAACTGACTGTTTGTTGTATCCCACCATAAATCGCCTGTGATAGCAGTTGACGGTGTTGATGAAGTTGAATTACTTGTACTCAAAGGCTTCCAAGCAGAACCATTGTACACTTTTAGTACTTGGTTTCCACTGTCGTACCACAACTGACCTGATAAAGGTGCTGTAGGTGCTGTTGAATTTGCAAAATGCTCTAGTAATTTAACATAGTTTTGATTTAGAAAGACACCGTAACCTGCATAGTTCTTACCAACTAGGGTCAAACTAGTTGCTGAACTATCTACGGTACCATCCGCTACTGTTGTTATTGCGGCACCTGCTGTTGTTGTAATGTTGTAAGCCATATTTCCTATTACCTATTGTTTATTATATGTATTTATTTAAGTTATTATGTAGCATACTGGAACCAAAAATCGCCATCTACGCCATCACCTGCTCCTGGAGCGGCATTACTTACAAATTTCTTACTACCATTCCAATACTGTCCTGAACTTCTTACATAACTTGTTGTTGCTACCCAAGCATTACCTGGTTGTGCTGTAATGTTACCTTGTGTAACTGTTAATTCTGCGGCACTTGCACCTGCTTTAAGTGAAATACCACTTGCAGATCCTGTCATAATACTTGCGCCATCAACTACTAAATTAGCACTACCTGTACCTGTGTCAAGTAATTCCATTTTAGTATCGCCAACACTGATTTTATTTCTGTCAAATGCGGCCTGTACAAACGCAGTTGTTGCTACTTGTGTTGTGTCTGTACCAAAACTTGCTGTTGGTGCCGCTGGTGTGCCAGTGAATGTTGGACTTGCAATATCTGATTTAAGTGCAATAGCACTAGTTAATGTTGTTACTTCACCGTCAACGTAGCCTTTCATGTTGACATTAGCACCTTCAACAAATGCTGTTGTAGCAATTGATGTATCGTTGTCACCTGCTGTTGGTGTAGGTGCTGTTGGGTTACCTGTAAGTGCTGGACTTGCTAGATCTGCTTTAGTTGCTAGTTGTCCATCTGTATAACCTTTTAAGTTAACATTAGCAGTGTTAACAAATGCTGTGGTTGCTACTGTTGTGTCTGCAACACCAGTTGCCTGTGTTGGAGCAGTTACGTTACCTGTAACATCAAGTGTACCACCAATTGTCATATTAGTTGTTACTGTGGCTGTTGTTGTTACTTCTAAAGCATTAGCGGCCAATGTGTCAGAGAATGTTGCTTTAGCATCTGCACCATTAATATGTAATACTTCTGTGTCAGTACCTGCAACATTAGCAAAAACACTGACATCACCATTTGATGTTACGTTTCTAATTTCTGCGTCATCACCATCAACTGTTACAGTTAAGTCACTACTTGCACCAACTGAAAGACCACCGTCATTGGTAATACCTAATGTACCTGATGTTGTATCGTTAGTATCTGAACGTAAGTAGTTAGCCGCTGGCTGACCACCTAGGTAACTTGAATTATTTGCTAGACCCCATAGTGTGTCTGTTGATCTAATATTAAGACCTTTACCAATTGTGGTAAAGCCTGTGATTGCAACGTTTGGTGTCCAAGTGCTATCGTTATTAATAATACCTGTTTTCTGACCATCAAGGTACAGTGTAACCACATTGTGCATAGCAGTGGTATTGTCTTCAATCTGTTCCCAGATAGCACCACTCTTACCATTTGTTTTACTGTATGGAGGGCCTACTAAAACCCAAGCCGCCGCTACACCATCACGAACATATAACTGAGCATCATCAGTGTCAAACCATAAGTCTCCAGCCACAACCGCTGTCGTCGGAGCAGATGACGATGCTGTTGCTGAACTTAGGACTTTCCATGCTGACCCTGTGTAGACTTTTAATAAGTCATCATCTTTATCCCACCAAAGTTGTCCTTCAACTGGAGCACTTGGTGCTGTAGCCTTACTAAAGTTTTCTAAAAGATAAACAAAGTTGTCAAGAATAGCCTGACCATAGTTGCTGTAATTACGTCCTACTAGATTTAAACTAGTAGACGAAGTATCCAGCGTACCGTCAGTGACTGTTCCTAAACTGGTTCCGTCGCTTTTTGTTATTGTGTATGCCATTTTTCCTATCTGCTCCTAATTATGCGTTCGTGCTTAGATTGGTCAATGTCTGTATTCTTACAGTATAATCAATCTGTATTAGTCTGTTCAGTGATTTCTGTACTGGACTAAAAATCACATGAGTTAATAATTTACCTTGTCCCTCTCCGTTGGAACTATAACCTTTGAGTCCAAGTTCGTCAAATACAAACTGCCCATTTAGATCTTGACTATTGTCAAATGAGGCTTGACCACTTGGTTCACCATAATCTAATAAACATGTAACAGCAATATCACTGTATACCTGTCCTGGTACATGTGATATTGTAATTTTATTTCTTAATGCGTCAGTGTTGTTTGAGTTTGTATCATCAACAATTTTATAGTATGTTGGATTATACAAATCAGCATTTTGTGTATTGGTGTTAGTTGGCAGGTATGTAATAACACCTGTTGGATCAACTGTTGTACCCCCATTACCAAAGTGCATTTCTGTAATAAACTGATTACCTTTGTTACCTAAACTGTTAGCAATAGCCTCACTCATATTTTCATAGTGAATAGCATTACGTTTATTAACGTAGATCTCGTTAGATTCTGGATCCCATATTTTAATGTGACCTTCTACTCTAACACCACCAATATCGTCAGGACGTTGTTTAGCGTTAGGTTCAGTTTGAATGTTTATAGTTTCTTTAATATCCATAATGTTATTTATCGCTTTTCAATCATAGGTTAATTATTGATACTTATCTTGCCACAAGAATGATTCAACAGTAGTACCTGATCCTGCTCCACTAGAACCTAATCCTAGTCCATTTGTTGCTGTTCCTGATCCAACTGTATTAAATATCTGTTCTGTTGTTAGTGTAGCATTGGCACTAATTGTTACGTTACCATTGCTGTCAACTTTACCAGCCAATGTCATTGATTGTGGGTAAGCATTAGCCTGTAATGTTCCATTTACATTTAGTCCATATGTTGATGGAACTAAATTACTGAATGTAAATGCTGTTGTTAAATTTTGTGTTACAAATACTACATTACTTTCAACTACATTGTTTAACACAAACACATTAGCACCACTAATTGTCTGTGTTATACTATCACCAACGTTAGCAGTTACATTACCCTCTACTCGTAATTCATACGCAGGTTTAGTTGCTGATGTAAACACGTTTCCTGTGTAAACATTAACATTACCTGGGGTTACTATAATTTGATTTAGTTCACTAGCATCTTGTATTTTTACACCTGACGGAACATATCCACTTAGTCCTGCTAGTGCTGGATTATCCTGAGATGGTGTATTTCCATCTTTAAAGATACTTCTAATAGTTGCCAATGATGGTTTACTAATAACTGGTTTAATATATGTATTGTACAGTGCATATCCTAATGGTAGGAGTGATTGTATGCCTGCAGGTGTTTTAACACTGTCGCTCCATTCTGGAGCAAGACTATCACTATCCCATAAGTCTGAATAATCAAACATACAGAAATTTAACAAGTACAAGTATTCTTTTACTGCTACCGCGTATGCGTCTGGATCAGTTTTAAAATCAGCACCGCCATAACCTGATGAATCCCAATATCCGCCATCATATGCTTCTACCATAGCATTGTACAAATCACTAGTTGCCCAGTCTGGACTATATTCTGGATACATTTTTAAGTCATCTCCAGGTAACCCGTGCATGTGTAGAGTATGGAATACGTGTTCAATAACTTCCTGTGCATCAATCTCGCCGTCACCATATCCACTACCTGTTGAATTCAAATACCAAACCATATCATTTTGTACAGTCGTATCAAACAAGGCAGTTAGGTTCCAATGTAAAATACCAGCATCTGTTAAAAAGTTTGTAGAATAATCACTGCCGGCACCTCTTGCTACTCTTTGTAGTGTTGGGAAGCCTTCGTGATATGTTCCTGCATCACCGCTTAATGTTTTAATTAAAACACGTTGAAGTGTACTGTTAATATCTGAACCATTAGGATCAGTAAACAGTTCAAACATACGTGCAACTTTTTCTGTAAATGCATCTGGAACTGCTGTTTGTCCACCCACTGTGCCAGCCGCCATAATCCTTACACCGTTAACAGTAACTTCACGTTTGAAGAAGTCACTACCATTACCAGTGACATTACTAATTGCACCGTTGTTGTATTCTAAATCTCCACTTACTGATGAATGTACATTGGCAACAGGTGTGCCTTGTGTACCTCTGCGTATTTGATCTAGTATATTAATATCTGGTATAACTGATGTTATGGTATAATCAAATGTTGTACTTGCTGACATGTTAGCAGTAGTTTTGTAATATCCAGGATCACTGGCGGTTGGATGTGTACCCGCACCTGTTCCGTTGATACTAACATTGCCTGAGCCTAGTGTAAATGTTCCTGTTAGATAACTTACCTGTACCGTTGATGTTGTTGTGTTTGCTGTCACTACAGCATTAGCACTAGCCTGTGTGATGTGATCACCAACGTTGGCTGTGATTGCACTGCTCAATGTAATTACGTTGCCATGTGTTAACACAGTGTCTGCTGGATAAGCAACGTTGGCCATCCATGGAGTTGTTTCTAACGCATAGTTTCTATAATAAACAATTCTTTCATTGTCTACAAAGATAACACCAGGAGTTGCTGTTTCTCTATCAGGTTGGCTAAGTTTACTTGGATCAGTAATTGACACTGTGGTATCATTTATACCTAAATTAGCACTTAGCGTAGTTGTAGAACCTGCACCAATTCTATAGTAAGACTGTGAATTTAACATGTTGTTAAACACACGATAAGCAATAACATTGCCACTGTGTGCCGCAACATTGGTGTAAACTTTCATATCCAATGTATCAAATGTAATACCTGGTACTAGTTCCTCTGGAGCATGACTTGAATATCTATCAACATAAGCACCACCATCAACATTGATATCTTCAGGTCTGGTTCCTAAACTAGCATCAGTATAATTACTTCTAATAATAGTATCTAACAATTGACTGCTTAGTATTGGAGTACCATCTTCGTCATATTCAACTTGGTCGTAGTATCTACCAAAATCACCTGACCCGTCAAATCCTGGAACTTGGTCAAAGTCTGCACCTGTTACCTGTACACCAGGATAGTTAATACCGTTAATTAACTGTCCTACATTTTTGTAAGTTGCTTGTACTACGGTATTAGCAGAAAATGTCTGTGGTCTTTCTGTTGTAACGTAATAGGTATTTGTAGCAACATTACTAACTACTCCAGTAATTACTGTATTGTTTGCTTCTCCGCCACTGATAAACATACCTCTATGTAGATCTTTTACTCTTGTCTGTAGACCGTCAACATAAATTCTAGTAGAGTTAGTTGTTGTGTTTGCTACGACAACATTGGCTTCTGTAATTTCAATCTGTGCCATGTCTTTAGTTGGATTGTAGTATGAACTAATTCTATCATTTGAATTTGTAAACACATTTGATCCTGTAACTGCTACATTAGTAAAGTCAAATGTTGATGTAGATGTCATGTTAGCAGTAAAGTTATATGCTTGTCCTGAGTACGTAACAACATCACCTACAGTATATTTTGTATTGGCTTTCCAGTCTGGCACTGTGGTATTAAATGTAATTCTGTCAAATGTCATATATGACTTGATACCACGTACTTGATTATTAATCAAGTCTGCTCTAGCAGTTGCACCTGTACCGTTGCCGTTGATAGTAACAACAACATTTCTGTTATATCCACTACCTGTATTAGTAACTGTGATTGCTGTAATAGTTCCTGTATCAAAATCTAATGTTGCTCTTGCACGAGCATTAGCGCCAGTGCCACCAGGATTAGTAATTGTGATTTCAGGTATTTCAGTGTAGCCACTGCCTGGATTAGTTACAGTTATTGAATTAATCTCATAATTCTTATTATCGTACCAATCACGATACTCTGCATTGTTTGCTAGTAGTTCACCGTCATAGGTTACTTCGCCACTTGGTGAGCGGAATACTTTTAAGGTTCTATCGTAGTATGCAGGTAAGTCAAAGTCTGTTACAGAGCCTTCATAGGTATCAGTTTTGGTATAGTCTAATACATATTCTCTAAGTTTTGTTTTGTATGGTTTAACTTCCTCAATATAAGACTCATAGTAAGTTTGATTATCTCTAACATAGTTTGCTGGCTGTGTTAAAGCACGTAATTTGTGTAATACAGAAACAAAACTTGTTTTAAATAACCAATCAACATAAGGTTGTTCAGTGAATACATATTTAAGAACAATAAAGATAACATCATTGATGTTAACATCAGTTAGTGTAGATAATACACCTGATGTTAGGTTGGTATTAATACCTTCAAGAATAAATCTTGATTCTGTTGACGGGTTTTGATCAAAGCGATCTTCTTCAAACCCTTGATTGCCAAACCCTAGTCTATTGTTTTCTAAATCACTAATACTGGTGCTGATCTGTATTGTTCCATCTTCTCTACCTACAGTTACAAATTTGTGATCTGAATCAACTTTGAGTAATCTCCATTTACCATTACCGTCGTTATTAACTTTAATAATGTCATTGACTGCATAACTTAATTTTCTTGCCGCATTTGTTGACTCAACAATGAACTTAGGTGCTGTGTCATTTGAATATCCTGTAGCATACCAATCGCTGTATGACCAATATTCGCTGGTTTTATAACTCTGTACCTTTTGAACAATCCATGTATTATCTGAAGTTTTTTCATATATTACCCAAAGGCCGCCATTGTCTGTATCTTGTTCTACTAGTACTGTATAACCTACAGCATAAGTTTCAACGTCAAGATAACTTAATTCTTCAACAGTGCTAACTTTTAAGTTCCATTGTCCACTGGTTTGAGTTGGCATTGGCTCTTGTTTGTTAAGGCTGGTAAAATCTAATACATCAACTAACTGTAGTTTTGCAAACTCTGTATTAATAAAACTCACAACCTGGTCTAATGCCGCAAATCTATTTTTAACAACACTTTGTCTTGGTCTTATACTGATACCATATTTGTTAGCAACGCTTAATGTTGGATCTGGAACAACTCTACCATCACGATCAATGCCACTTAGACTGTCAATTATTTTATTTCTAATTTTTGTAGGTAGCACAGCGTTTGGACTGTTTTCAATTAATTCATATTCACTGTGAATAATTTTATCATTTGAAATATGTTCATGGTCAACATGTAAAATAGTGTCAGTACCACTTAAATAACTGCCTACATTAAACAATGCGATAGCATTACTTTTAATAATGGCCGCATAAGGAATATCCTGTGCTTTAGGATTATCTATTAACTCAGCAATTGATGTAACTGGTAATTGTCTAATACCGTTGATGTCTGTAACTTCTGTTTTGTCGTAGACCCAATAGTAATACTTGCTTGATATAATTCCTGTGGTCTGGTTAACAATGGTTAATTCCACATAGGCTGAATCATCTTCATACAAAGGAACACCATTACCACCATTGGCAATATATTCACTTGGTAGATAACTACTGCCTACCCATTCACAAACTTGTATTGTACTGCCTGGAAATTGTCTAGCCCAGTTATTGGTTCTATATTCTAAATCACCTTGTTCATAGTCAATGTATCTAACTTTGCCTAGGTTCCACCAAACTTGATGTTCGTGGTTACCATTCCAATGTAGTCGTTGATTAATAACTGCATTAGGATTTGTGCCTCTGTTATAAACAGCAGGATCATATTCAGTTTTATAATCAATTTCACTTTCTGCCACACCTAATATTTTGCCTTTGCTAGGATCAAGTGTTTCTAAATTAGTTAAAATTTTATTTGATTGTTTGTCATATAAAAACATTCTTGACACAGTGTCTAAGTCAACTTTAGTTTCCTGAGCACCAACCTGTGTCCATCCATAGTATCCATTTGGATTTTCAAATATGTAAATGCTACCACCATCAACAACATCAGTATCATCATTTGGTGCTGTGACTATTACATATTTGCCAATAATATCTGTTGCATATCCAAACTGATCATTAACATTTAGATCACCTGGATTAAATTGTTGAGTAAATGAATAGCGTCCTGGTAATTCTAAACTATCTCTTGGATCGTCATATAATTCAAATAGATATGTACTACCACTCTTACCAATATCACGTTTGAATAGGGTGCTGTCATCGTCAAATGTGGTTGTGCCGTTGTCTGTTAGTGTTTGTTCTCTGGTAGTACCGTGTTCACTTGAAATTAATAGGCCATGTGCTTCTTTGTTTAACACTACCTTAGTACCAAAACGTTCACCTGATGTAAAGTACGGTGATGTCATAATCTGCATCTGCACAAACACATCTAACCCTAGATCACTTAGAGCAGTACCTACACCACTGAGTACACGCAGTCTGTTTCTTGCCACAGTAATGTCACTGTTTAATCTTAAGTGTTGGTCTTGATCTAGTAGAGCAATAGACGCTGTGCTGGTCACTGCTACGTTGCCCTCGTTGTCTCTCCATTCACTTCCATACTTGGTATAGTGATTATGATAAATGCTGTCTAAGGCAACAATTAAATTAGCACCAGATACTGTGGTTGAATCTATTAGATAATTCTCACTATTTAAAACTAGTTCATCAGTTGTTGTATTATACCAACCACTGTTAATTTTTTCATAGTATTTTTCGTCAACGTAACCTTCAATTACTGCTGTGACTCCTAATATTTCAGTATCATTGATATCAGTGACAACACTTGACAAACTAGTTCCTGAGAAGGTTACTTCAAAGTCATTTAATCTAATACTGTGTCCTGCTGTAACCGTTGGCTGTGCTTTACCAGCAATAGTACCATATAGTCTACCTTGGTTGTGATTTTTAAACACTGCACCACTGTGGTAAATTGTACCTAATTCTCTACTTGGAATAACTGCGGCATTGGCTGGTTCATTTTGTTGACCTGTGATGACATTAAAGCCCGGAGCACCAACATAGATAGCACAGTTAAATGAACAAATAGTTAAACTGGTTCCGTGTCTTGAACCATCTTGTGGTCGTGTGCCTGTTAGATCTTGCAGTAGATTAAATTTATTTGATTCAATGGTAACCACACTTCCAATGTCTGGTGGTAAATTAAATGTTACTGTGGTTCCGCCAGTTGACCACGCATATTCTGTTGCTTCAATAACGTTACCATCTATTAACACACGAATAACTTCTTGTAGTGGGTTTGTGGTTGTGAATACTAATCCGCCTGTTGCTTTAAATGATTCAATAGTTCTGTCATAGACATAAACTTTACCTGCTTCTGTATAGGTTGTTGAACCAACAGTAACATTTGCGGCTGGTGCACCAATACCTACCTGAGCACCTTCTGCAGAAACTGAAATTGCAGAACCAAATTCTTCACCTGCTACTGGTGCAGTAATTGTATCAACTAATTTGTATCCTGGTACTTGCCTTACTGCTGTATCAATATTATATGATGGAAGTCTTGATGTTACAAAAGTTATAACGTTTCCTGTAACGGTATAATCTTGACCTGCTACATAAGTTCTAATACCATTTTGTACTGATATCATTTCTGCAGAGTCAGGAGTAAACGATAATGTTACGTTACCACTTGGTAATATGCTAGGACCAATTGTAATTACATCACTTTGTGTGCTAACAGTGTTGTCATATCCGTAGGCATATACATTACCAGCACCTGGAGCACAGACATACAACCATAGGCCATCTCTACTAAATGCTACCGTGTTACCAAAGTTATCACCAGAGGTGCCTCTCAATACCTGTGTGTTTTGGAATATAGTTTCTTCAGGTTGTTTTGTGTAAATGTAGACATGACCTCTATCAGTTTCTGATTCAGGTGCACCTACTACCATGGTGTTTTCTAATACATCAACACTTTGTCCAAATTTTGCTGTGGTGTTACTTAGTGGTCTGTAGTTAAAACTTTGTACAAAGTTACCTGATATGTTGTCAACAATAAATGTATTGATACTGCCGTCACCTTGTATATCTTCAAATCCACTTTGTTTTTGATTGTCAGGGTTACCAACACTGACAATAGTTCCGTTGTCATTCATTTTAACACTATGACCAAAACCTATATTTGCGGAAAATTCACTTTCGCTCTTTTGTAGGCGTTGCGTAAACGAATAAGGTTTTTTCTTTTCAAAAACTCCCCATTCACCTGCAGGCATGACTGAATCAATCCATACCTTTTCGCCTACTCGCCATTCGTTTCTTGGAACAAATGTACGAACGTCTTCCATAAATGGAAATCTCAAACTATCTAGTTCAAACAGTAGTCCTCTACCTGAAGTAGTTGTGAGATTGTTAATCTCACCTGCCCATTCAACATTGAATTTACTACCTGATACAATTTTCTGTACTTTATAGAAGCCGTCAAAGTCTGTATTAAAGTTTTTAAGTAAAATAACTTGATCTAATACAAACTCATGAGGTTCTTCACAGGTCATTGTGATGTATCCATCAAGAGCATTTTCAATCTGTGTTACAGCATTATTAGTTTCTGAAACTCTATAGACATTCCAGTCTTGGTCAAAGTCTTTGGCACACCATATGGTATATCCTGTACCAATTTCATCAACTATGGTGTTTAATTCTATAAAGTTGTTGATATCAAAGATCGTAGCATCAACATCGTCTACATTAACAAATCCTGCGGTTTTAATATCATTGACTACATTAGAAACAGCACCTCTAGTTAATGCAATATTACCACTGTACTCACCTTCTGATTTATACAGGTCTCCCTTACCAAACTGTTGAGTTCCAGTTCCTGAATCTAAACTGGTATATTCTAGATACTGTGGATTAGTACTATAAGTTTTTTCATCAAGTGCTACTTCTGTATAAGGATTAATCTGTATTGACCCATATTCTCCTGTACGTATTGCCCATTCTTCGTAGTAGTCAATTTCACTTGATATATTATTAAATTCTGTTTTTAGTAAAGCATTAACTGCATTTCTAGTACCTTTTTGTTTGATATAACCTTTGTAAAGATCAACCTGTGTTGCTTCACTTAATCCTAGTTCATCAAGATATGGGCGGTCTTTAAATCCAATCAGTCCACTGTCATAATTGCTGTCAGGTCCTGATGCATGACTAATTGGTTCTAAACTTTCATCATATGTATTATAATAGGCTTCGCCAAATTTAGCAATAGTGCTAAAGTTTGGTAATAATCCTGATTTAATTTGTTCTCTGTTAATAAATTCCCATTGACTAAAATCAAAGTTACTGGTTGCTGTTATATTTTCTAACGCTACATAGTATTGATCTTTAAACTCAACTAATTCGCCTTTGAGGTAATCACGTCCTTGGCTCCATTGATCAACTTCGCCATCATTATAGATAAAGCCCCCAGGAGATAAACTACCGTCCCAGTCTGCTGTTACTTGTCCAATCAGTTTTAATCTGTATTGTCTATTACCTAGTTCTGGTTTATAGATAACATCATTGAATACTGTTTCGTTATCAAAACTTAGAACGTGTTCATATTGCACAAGATTTAATTCAACAAGACCAATTGTTTGTCCTTCTTGATCTAATGTTACTTTAAATCTATCAGGGAATCTAACAACTTGATAGTTGTTTTTCTTAACAACTCTAAAGTTTTGATCTAATACTTTAGAACCCAGAGTAGTATCTGTGATGCCATCAACAATAGCATTTGATGTTAATAATCTAATACTGTTATTAACAGGACTCAGAATTAAGATATTACCTACTGCCCAACCTTGTTGGATCCAGTTTAAGAATTCTTTAGCACTTAGAGTAAAGTTTTTAATTTCACCTAACTCATTTTCTAAATCATTAAACACAAATCCTTGTGCTTTTAGAGAACGTTCATAACTGATTAAGAAATCAACTACCTGTTGTCTATTTTTAAATTCATAACCATATGGTACTGTGATTTTTTCTTTTTTATAGTCATTGAATATAGTAGCATCAAGATCTAATACTTTGATCTTGGTAGCGTTGTTGTTGACCACACTTGGAATAATTGTAAAATATGGCAAGTCTGTGTTATAACCTTTTACTGACCAACCGTTGTTGGTTTTAGTTATAATGACGCCACTGTAAATAACTTTCTTAACAGGAGTGCTCTTAGCCAAATGTATTCTATAGTTTTCTTGTGGAAGTACTACTGAATCGTTGGTACTTGTAGGTGAATACTGTTCTGCTAACACAGTTAGATATCGTTTATCTGTAAAGCCTGCCATCTTGTAGGCAAGATTAATATCAAATTCTTTAATCAATGTATCAAATTTAACTTTAGGAGTAATGCCTAGGTTAATTAGATAGTCACCAATCCAGTTTAAGTAGCCTGCACCAAATTTATGTCCTGGTGCTATTTTGTTGCCAACTGCGTGGTATGTGATATCACTTTGTTTTAGGTGTTCACTGGTGTCTTTGTCAATGTATTGATTAACTGTTGTATTTTTATAGTATTGTTGTACGTTGATCAATTGACCAAAGTAACGTGCTGGTTTAGCCAATGCCATGGCCATCTGTACCGCAAATGGATAATCGCTTGAACGGCGCCATGCTGTTTCAGCAGGACCTTGATCTCCTAGTGCCCAAGCAGTAGCGCCATCAAGACTGTTAAACTTGTAAACCATATACTGTGCTGGTGCTTTTAGATATCCATTTTCATCACATGGAATGTAGTGATCTACTAGCCCAGGACGTTTATATCTTTCAACCACAGTGTATGTTTTTGTTGTTGGATTCCATACGCGACCTTCTTGTAGATCTTCCCATAGTAGAGCATTGCCACCAGTGTATGGTGCAGGACCATAACGGTCTTCCCACCAACTTGGTTTGTTAGCAAAGCCTAGTGACTCCCATGGAGTTCTGTTAGGTGCATCTGTGTCATAGTAGTAGTTGTAAACGCCACGCCAGCCACCTGGTAATTTTTCTCTATCCTGTGCATCACTGAATCTACCATAGTTCCAAGTAAATGGATCATTGGCCTGGAATGTAGTGTTTGATGAGTAGTCAATTGAGTTATTACCTACCCATGTTAAGAAACTGGTGCTCAGTAACTGATCAAATTCTTTTCTAGTATAATCAGTGGTTCTAAACTTACCTGGCTGTACATCTGCTGGTTTAAACACTTCATTATTAACATCAACTTTGATGTTGTTGTAGATACGTTTTTCTAATTCTAATAATAATGTATCTCTAAAGTCACCAAACGCAGGTGTACGTGATCCATCATGTCCTCTGATTACATTGATAGTTGTTCTATATGATGTGTCTTCAAATTGTTCTGGATAGTACTTAGGCCATAGACCTAGTTTAGTTGGTGTTTCAGGTACATATGATCCGTGTGTATCATTATACTCTACAATTTTAAGATTGTAACCAACTTCAAGTGTGACACGATCTGTTAGAGTTATTGCACTCAATGTATCATCAAATACGTAGTCCCTGCCTTTGACTAACTGTACATTGTTGTTTGCATTTGTTAGTGCAATAGCAGAGCCAACGCCACTAACACGATATGTTTTATTTCTATATATTGGCGGATTAACTGCGTTACCAAATCTAACCAACATGTTATTTTCAAATAACACACCTTCTGGTGAAATATAGTTAGCACTATTGATAATGTCTGCATCAACATCAACTGTTGCGTTGTTGACTCGTTTAGCATCTGGGTCTGCATTAAGATAAACTAGAACACCTTTATCTGCTAACTGACTGTCATTGAATACATTTGTAATTTCATAACGTCTATCTAAAGGATTAAAGATTTCATAGTTAATTGTTCTTTTGTTATCACCAAACGGTACCATGTCACTGTGGTACCATGGCATTGTATTATTTTTGTTCTGTGTTAACTCTTTCATAATTAAGTCAACAGCACGTTCAGGATCATCTCCATCAACACCGTTAAGACTTACACTGAGTTCTAAGAACTTATTTCTAAATCTCTGATATTCACGCTGTGCATGTTTCAATGCTTTTATAAAGTTAGCATCTTCATCTGTTAAGAATAAACTAGCATAACTTACAGGAGCAGAATGCTGTAGAATCTGTCCACCTTGTGATTTAAAGTTTAAATCACGTAAGTTGTTTGCACCCACACTAGGACCTTGAACATTACGAGTATTTTCACTTAATGTAGATAAATGATTTCTTAACTGTCCAAGTGTTAGGCTAGTTAGGTCTTTGTTCTGTGCGTTAAAGTCTAGGTTAACAGGCACTTGGTATGACAAAGTAGCACCTGGTGTAGTACTAAAGTAGCAGATGTCAACTTTATCATTTTCTGCTAAGGTACTTGTAACTGTAACTGTTTTATCTGTCAGTGTCCAATGTTCTGGTGCTAAAAATTTATTATTAACATATACTTTGGTATTTGGAATTAATCTATCTAGTGCAGGTGCAGTTTCAAGCGTAAATGTTTTAGCACTTTCTCCATCATAACTAAATGTTGCTGTTTGATACTGTTTGGTAGATTCAACTATGTTGTTCCAAATGTTTTTTGTAGCAACGGTGTTTCTATCTTGTATGTGATGTAGATAGTACTTGCTGGTTGATTCTGTAACTGTGGTTGCATCTACACCATAGGTAAATGTATCATAATCAAAGAAGTTATAAAATTCAATTTCGCCCTGTGTGGTTAAGTTTCTATAACTTAATGGAAATCCTAATACTGTGTCTTCTTTACCTGTGCCTTGTTTGTATCCAAATATTTTGTTACCTACAAAGTCACTGCGTAGGTATGTGCTTACACTGATGTCATTTGAATCAAATAGATCAAACAAAGGCTCTTGATGTAGTTTAGTTTTTTGTTGACTTTCTTTCCAACTAACACCGTTATACCACCACGATGATCCTTTATTAGTACCAGTCATCACAACTGTGGTGTCCCATTCTTCAATGTCACCATCATCTGCTTTAACAAGATTAATCTGTGGTGTACCTTTGTCTGCGTTTAGTCCGTCCCATTCAGGATAAATGATATTTAAAACATAAATTTTATTTTTCACTAATGGATCATGATCATTGGCAAAAATAATTCTTAGTCCAGATGTTAAAGTAATGCCATATGCTTGTGTGATATTCTGACCTTGGAAACTGTTAAACGCATCTGTGGTAGTAGTATCTAAGATATCAATCTGCTTCTTGCCTATACGACCGTTATTAAATAGTTGTAGGTCTGCATCAAACTCAATGATAGGTCTTACAGCACGAGCGTCTTGATCATACTGTGGTGCAGAGCCTGGTGTGTTATAGTCTGTTGTTGCTTTGATAACATCAGCATGGAACCAACGGTTGTTTCTTGACCATGGGTTAAAATCAACACTGCCTCTGTTAATTAAAATATAATCTTGAATAACGTCGGTTGGATAGTTAGCAGAAATTTCACTATTATAGTTTTCTGGTGTCGCCATCCACTCTACTGGTACTAGTTTAATTGCACGACCAACACCTTCCACATAGTATTCATTATTACGATATGCTTCTTGAACTACATTAACGTCAAACTTAACCTTGAGACCATTGGTAAATCTTACACCATTAGGTGATGTATAATTTTTTCTACCTAGGATATCTTCATTAACATCAATATTAAATCCTGTAGGCTCAACAATTTTAAATTTACCAAATGCTGATTCAACACCATCTTGATAGTATAAAATATCTTGTGGTGCTGTGATCAATGGAACTGGTTTTAACAGTAGATCGTAATCTTTGTAAAATTCTCTATTGGCGTTAGTGCGACCTTGTTTAACGTAGACTTTTTCATCTACGCTAAATGCTCTAACTGTACCAGTTGCTGGATCTCTATTGTCCAGTCTGATCATATAATCGTTATTAGGGGTTGACACAGGATACACTGGTTGTGTGATATTGTCAATTCTAATAACTTTGCTGTTGTCTACTTGAAATAAGATATCATTTTCATATCTAACTTTAACTTCTGTGCTGTTAGTAACCGCTTCTAGAGCAACTGCACTAGCACCAGTCTTTTCTTGTACAATTCTATCACCCGCCACACAGGTAATGTTGCCATTGAATTTAAGAATGTTACTCATTGGCACAAGTTTAACTGTCCATACTGCTACTCTTTCTGCTTCTGGTACTGTTTGTCCTGGAAGGAACTGTGCCTTATCCCAAAGTTCATCTGGATCTACTTCCCAATGTCCGTCATACTCTGCTGTATAAAAAGGGCCTTTAACTGTCCAGGCTTCTTCATCAATGTTAGGATCAACTACTAGATCTGTCTGTATATTAGGTATTTGATCTTGGTCAACAAAGATCATGGTCTTGCCATCTAGTTCGCTAATGATTCCGTCAAAGCCACCTTCATTTTCAATAAACTGGCTGACTAGTTGTCCATGTACATCTGTATACCGTGCTGATGATGTAAAGTTAACTGCATCGTATGGAGTTGTCATTGATATCCAACGATCTTGCTCATCTGCTTGTGCTACTCTGAATGTTACAGTGCCTTGATCTTCACCGTTGTTTTCAACACCTAATACATCACGGTTACTGATAGTTAATGCTGTGTTTAATTTGCCGTCAACACCTGGCTCACTCTGTATCCAAAAAGGTACACCTGCTTGATCAACTTCAAATTGATATGTTCCGCCTCTAGCAAGAATAACATCTGGGTTCTGATCGCCTGCTGTGGTAAATCTATATTCGCCACTGGCTTGATCTCTTGTAACTGTGTATGTTTTTTCTAATTCAACGTTGCCACTATAAATGTCAACAGCATCAGGACCATTAGGTAACCAGTAATACTGACTAAAGTTAACAAACTTGTCCATGTCAATTTGTGGATCATATGTATAACTTTCGTTTTCAAATAAGCGTGAATGATTGTTAACAAGACCACCATAGTATTGAACTCTGTTTAAGAGGTCTGTGTAACTGCTAAAGAATTTTATTTTACCTTGACCATCTTTAACTATGGTACTAGGTTCAAGTTGATAGGTCTGTCTACTTTGATTTATTTCTTGTATATAGTTGTCTGCTGACTTGTATGTAGGAGAAAACTGTCGACCAATATAACCATAAACTTTTTTAAGATTAGGCTCTGATACCAATTGATCCAGTGTGGCTGACAAAAACTTTTCGTTTACATCAGTCTGGAATATCTGTGGTAATAGATTCTTCGTCTTGCGTGGTGTTGCCATTAAACTACCCCAACTTGATTAAGTTGTGCCGCTGTGATTGCTGGTATAATATCAACATTATCAACTGTAGCACTGCTAGTAATAATTTCATTGAAGTTTGCATTGATCTGTAACAAACTTCCAAATACTGATGAACTTGAACTTGGCACTATTGTAATACTTGACACATTAGGTGCTAGGACCTGATGTAAGTAAGCACTGAGTTCACTGAAGTAGAATGTTTCTCCAAAGTCCCAATTATCAATATTAAAGTATGCGTTGATTGCGGCAATCACTGATGTTTTAACTTCATTATCACTAATGGTTAAGTTAGGATTTTTAACTACTTTAAATGTTGCTTGTAGACTTGCTTCTGCTTTACTACCAAACACTGGTTTAAATTTAGCAGAGTTATAAATGATTGTGTCTGAAATACTCTTATAGTTTTCAAGTTCATTAAACTCAAGTTCTAGTGTTTGGCTAGTTGGTTCCTTAGGTTCAGTTACAGTGTTTGATGTATCTTGAATCCAGTTTGTATAATCTGTTGAATACTGTCTTGTTAATACATACAAGTCAATGATATTGTTTGGGCTTGGATCAATACGTCTATAGTTTGGTGAGTTGTGTCTATATTGAAAGTATAAATCCTGTCTGCCAAGTTTTGCTGAGTACTTGGTTGCTCTGGACAATGTATAACTGGCTACGTTGATACCTTCAGCAATACCAGTAACTGATAAAGTATAAAATTCATTTGTAGGAATTAGATAAAATATTTGTCCGTCTGTATATAAACTTTTGTTTAGTTCTAATTCTCTTAAACTCGCATATTCACTGACCACAAGATTTTTATCAATTGGTTTAGTTTTAACAAAGTTATCATAGGTAAATTCGTTTTCAAAATAGATATACTTGTTCCCAGTATTAGTATCTGGTGCTACCAGTACTTCAAACAGTTCTGGATTGTCAGGAAAGCCATCATTGTTAGCATCAGGAAATGTAACTAGTACTTTACTTGGATTTTCATATCCATCAACTTCTGTAATATTTTTATAGATATACCAAGTGTAGTCAACTGCCAGACTGTTCGTGTCATCTGGATTTGAGTTAACTTTTAATACCTTAATTTGATCTCTAATAGTAAAGCCTGTTTTAGGATCATAAATTTTTACATCATCATCAAAGTAGAAGTTTGTTTCTTGCTTAGATTCAAATGCGTAGTTAAGACCACGATAGTTAACTGTATAAGTTTGTCCCGCTGTTTCAAAGTACAAGTGCCAACTAGCATCTAACGCATTGCCTGTGGTATTACCTGCATTACTTCTATCAAAGTCACCAGTAGTTTTAATATTTTCTGCTGTAATTATTTTCCACTCATAGTTGTCAACATCATAACGTAGAGCAAATTCTTTAACTGCTAGAATATTGTCAATCATTGTATTAATAGTTGCTGTAGTCAGTGTTTTAGTAAAACTAGGAAACACAGCAACAATTTTAGCACCTTGTGGTACTTTGCCTGCTAGAGTAATAGGACCTACTCCGTTTGACAAATTGCCTAGACCGCCATTTGATCCGTCACCTGTTACTGCAACCACTGATGTGTATAAGAATTCTTTATCGCCACCATAGGTAGGTGTACCTGTTCTAATGTTATTTTGGTTATCAAAGTATTTGCCTGCGCCTGCTGATAGTTTGACCACTGCACCTACACGAATATATTTTAAGTTGTTACTCACACTAGCACCCACTGGCTGTGGAGTGTCAGATGAGTCGTACCAATAACCAGTCACACCGTTTGAAATATCAGTTGACTTGTTCCAACTAATGTTTGATGTAATGCTTATAGTTGGATAGAAAGCATAGAAAAATTGCAGTGTTTCTTGACTCTGTAATATGCCTGCTACCTGACCATAGATAATACGTCTAATGTCGTTGGTATTTTCATATTCAAAACTAAAACTCTTAGCAAAACTTTCTCTGTACAAGTATCCGTCTTGTGCAAATATATTTGTTGATGAGTACTTACCAGTCGTGTCAATAACATCTAGGTAACGACTAACACCTGATGTTGTTCTGTTAACTGCTTTAACTTTTAATACGTTACTAAACAGGGTGTAAGGAAGAATATTATAGTCTTCACCTGTGACCATTCTGTTTTGTGTGTAATATTGTTGTGGTGCTTTCTGTCTAACTTCTTCAACAGTTTCACGTGAACTTGCATTGGCCACAGTGTACTGTAGACTTGCTCTGACTGTTAGTGTTTCTGTACGACCATTTCTGTTGACATAGTTAATGTTGACTACAATGCCCTGCATTTCATCAGGAGTAATTTTATAGTCTAATCCGTTTGATGTTCTGTAGTATAATCTAAAATTACCTTGTGGTATGTTAGCAAATGATCCGTCACCAAATACTAGATCAATTTGATCGCCTGCTCTGGTGTTAACCTGATAGATGTTTTTATTTGTTAATTGATTATAGATAATATTGTTAAAACTCACAGCAGGAACTTTGTCCCACAGTGTGGTTGGGTTTGATGCTGTGTTTAATTTATACAACCAGCAGTCTGTGTTGTTGATATTATCTGAAGTAACACTAAACACTCTATTAGGAATACTTTCACTGAATGAAAAATCTGTTTGTTTTAATTCGCCTTGTTTAAAGTATAAAAAGAAACCTGTGTTTGCTGATGAGTTTCCTAAATTATCTTTTCTGTATAGTATATTAAATGGTGACCCTGGTCTTGGAGCATTTTCATATACGTTGATGTCATTTTGTGATGTTGGTGATACAATTTCAAATCTCTGTCTGGAGCCTTCAACTGTTGTATCAAAACTGTATGTTGGTACAATACCACTTACTAGGTTAAGTTGATATTCATCAGTTTGTATTCCGTTAATTGATTGACTGTTGTTAGGTTTACCAACAACCTGATTAGCATTCATTGCGGCATTGAGAATAGAATTAAACTGCTCTTGCCAATTATCATTACCAGTGTCATTCCATTCAACAACCAATCCTGATAAATTTAAACCATCACTGTCATAAACAACTTCTGTTGATGACACTGAATCAATTTTTAAGTAGCCACTGGCTGGTATATTACGTTTAGGAACATAACTGATCAGACGTGCTAGTTTAAGAACTGAATCTCTACGTTCTGCTGTGTCAATAAAGTTTTCACGAGCATTAAGATCTGAACGAAATGCTAGACTCTGTCCTAAGAATGCAATAGTATCTATTAAAGCGATAAATTCACTTGACTCAATGAAGTCATTGAAGTCTTCTGGATAATATAATCTTAGATAGTCAATCATTGACTTACGAATAGTTTCGTAGTCATAACTCTGGAAGTCTGCATCGCGGAATGTTTGATAGACTTTGGTCCAATCCTCCGCCACTAATAAACTAGATTGTCTTGTTGTTATTGCCATTGATCAAGGTTCCTATTATACTAGTGTATTTATTCAAGGAAATAATGTACTACTATTATGTTGACGTTGCAGACTTGGTTTCGTTGTCAAATTTGAGATTTAAAACAGTTCTAAGATCGTTAGGTATGTATCTTAGTTCTAATTCTATCTGTAGACCATGTAGATACTCTGTAATTACTACATTATCTACTCCTATGCGTGGGTCATAGTTGACAATTGACTGTATATCTTGAATTATTACGCTTTTTAGGTCTTCTGTAAGTGGTTCATGGATTACATTCCATATGATAGTACCAAAGTTAGGGTTCATTAACTTCTCACCTTTACGTATGTTAAAGTGATTAAGTAAATCCTGCTTAACTAAGTTGAAATCAGTGAGACGAAACTTTTGATTACGTCCAACTGTACTAAATCCTTTGTATGTAATAGCCATATAGATATTTATCCTGCCTGAATTGCTGGCAATTTCTGTGCTAGAACTGCTACACTGTACTTGCCACGTTGAAAATAATCTAATCCTGAAGTACCAAACCCGTCTGAACCTGGTTCACCTTGGTAGACTTTTTTAGCACCACCTGGGCCTAGTAAATGTGCTGTGGACAGCCAGCCAGCAACTTCCTCACTATTGTCTTTGTTTTCTTTGTTAATGACACCAATACTAACCAATGAGTTATAATTTCTTTGTGTGTAACTATACATGACATCTTCTTGTAATGATTCATTGACAAGAAAATCTTGTTTGCTACTACATTTTTTACTGATCCAGTTATCAGGCATGTCTAATTGACTATTTGAAGTCACACTTGGCTTGACCAGTCCAGCATCTATCAGTGCTAGATATCCAAATTGATATTTTCCTAGATAGCCAATTGAGTTCTCTGCAGAATAATTGTTACTACTTTCACTACGTGCTATCTGTGCAAAGTAACTGGTTAATTCTGTTTTAGTCAAAGCACCAATTGTTCCTTTTGCTGTTGGTTGATTGCGTAGATCTTTATCAGTTGCGGGATTTCTTATGGTTGTGCCTACTGCACCTGCAAATGGATATGGACCAGGTCCTTTAGTCTGAAGTATTGGACTTGGTTCAGAATCAATCTTAGAAACTGATTCACCCACACTTAATTTATAACTGGGTTCATGACTAGGTGCTACTTTTGTAATTGTTCTTAATTGCCCTTTCTCATTGACCCATATATTCCCTAGAGCAGTGTTTAGTTTAGTGTCGTGTAGTGTATTAATAGTTAAACTTTCAATTGGTTGTAATGATACACCTCCGCCATTTTGTATCTCAACCTTTGACCCATTGATTTCTGTTTTACTACCTGAAAGCAAACTGGTTCTAGCACCAGACTCTACATAAAAGTTTGAATCTGTTTTGATTGTGGTGTCATTGCCGCTGTGAATATCAAGTTGGCCGTTTGTTTTAAGTTCATAGTTACCTTCAACATTAAATTGAGTGTTTCTTTCTGTTCTAACTTGAAAACTACCACCTGCATCAAATACAATATTTTGATCTGCTCTTAGATTAAAGTCACCTTCTGATCTTATGTCAATGCCTGTTTTACTGTAAAGTTGTATTCTTCCATCTACACCAAATTCCAACCAAGCAGTGCCATCACCATGAGCAAGGTAAACAATGTTGCCGCTGTCGTTCATCATCAATTGATGACCTGATGTTGTTCTTAATCTAACTAATTGATCATTACCTAAGAAATCTCCGTCATCCATAACAAAGGTGTGACCACCTTTACGTGTTTTGTAAAGAAATTCATCTGGGGCTACACTGCCATTGGCAATTCTTTTTTGTAAGTCTGTGTCGTCTTTGGTATCAGGAAATACTCTACCAGGAGTTGATATACCAAATACCTGACTTGGTGATTCACGTTGACTTGAACTTGAAATAAGTCCACGACTTCTATCTCTATCAAGACCCTGTGCTTTTAACACATTGTATTGATATTCATGAATTGGTTTAGGGTTAGTTAAAAAAGTAGGATCACCTGCTAATGTTTCATTGTTAGGATTAAATTCTGTTACCGGAGCACCTAGTTTAGGATTAAGTATGTTGTTGTAACTCTTTTTAATATCTGAATCACTGTTACTAAAATCTGCTTGATAACTACTAGCCAACCCAGGTAACATATAACGACTATGACTGCTGTTGGTACAGGCAATCCAAAAACCATTGAGTGGATCGCCACCAATAAAAATAACAATGACTTCTACATTAAGGTCTGGTGGTACCATCCACATACCATAGGTGTGTGGTGTTTCTTTCCATTTGTTACTGGATAAACTTTGAGACTCATTGGTTGTTCCCATATATGGTGAAGCATAGTTAACTGTACGCCAATTCTTTTCATCAGTTTCTTCGCCACCAAACTCAGGAATCCAAACACTGAGTCTACCTGTGCGTAAAGGATCAATATTATTTTTAACTATACCAATATACGGATATGGATCAACTCGGGTACCACCGGCGTCTTCTCGCCTAAACCCTTCTTGTACTTTTTTTCCTTGTCGTCTATCTATTGCCATTGAGTATTCTCATATTGTTAAAAAGGTTTGTTAGCATCAATTGCTGTTTTCTCTTGTTCTAATTTATTCAATTCTGCAGTTAGTCTCTGTCTATCTTCTACTGCTTTTTCAAGTCGTCCCCTTAACGTTGGATCTTGGTTAAATGCCGCGGCACCATAGATGTTATAGGCCTGTGTAGCAGTTGTATAGTCTCTGTTAGCCTCACGTAACTGTGCTGTAACATCATCCTGTTTGATTTGATTCTTTAGATTTCTATTAATCCATTCATCTTCAGCCGCCAATAATCCTTCTGGAGAATTAACGGCTGGTTCGTTCTGTGTACCAATTGGTGTTGCTTCTTGATTGTTAATTTGACTTAGTATATCAGTTTCTTTTCTTGCTTCAGTATCGCCAGCATCTTCCTCAATTTGATCATCTTGTGGTGCACTGTCTGCGGCCACTTCATTGGTTAATTGTTCAGTGGCGGCTGTTTGAGCAACATTGTCAGCATCAACAGTTGTTGGAACTCCGTTATCAGTTTGTGTAGGGTCATATCCATCTGAAAGTTTGTCTGTATCTTTACGTTCTTCTTTACTGTTGGTTTTCTTAGGTATAGTATAATCAAATCTTTCCTGATCCCACAGTCTTACACAATCTAAATTCTGTGTAAACATTCCATCTCTAAATGTATTTTCAACCATGATCACTTTATACATTCCGTTAAACAAACTATTCTGATAGCGTTCTTCATATTTAACCAAGCCTGTAGACTGGTCAATGTCAACTGGTGTTTTCCATTCAAGTTGTATGTAAGTTTCTCCACCATCTGTAATAAAACTACCATTTGGGGTAATCTTATTATTTTTAAATTTACTTTTTTCCATTTGTTTCTGATAGAATACATCATCCTGTTTAATAAACAATGGATCTCCAATAATCTGTAGTTGTACATTGATCATGTCGCCTTGAGACTCTGTTAACAGACTCTTGGTTGCATCTGCGGCCGCCATCTGTTTACTGGTTATACCCCCACCTGTTGCAGTTTTTTGACTGTCTAGGATCTGTGGACGTATCATTTTAGGCTGTATAGTCCATGGAGAATTTGTTTCGTATCCTTCAACCTTGGCGTTTTTCTCGTCAGTGTTTTTTAAGATGTTTTCGGTTCTAGTCAATTTACTAGCATAACTGGTAACTGAGGTATAGTAGGACGCATTAAACTTGATATCAAAACTCATAATATCTTTGTTTTCGCCAGTATAGATATATTTGTAGACTTTTAAAGGTATTTCTGCTTTGCCGCCAGGCATGAAAGAAAGTTTGTTGTTGTAAATTTTATAAACTCTAACATGATATGTGATTGTTCTTGACATACGGTTAGTTATACTATCAAACTTTTCTATTTTAACTTCAGGTATTACCTTAAACCATTTGAATGGTTGGTCTTTTAGTCTTTCTAAGGCTTCTTCATAGAGTTTTGGGTCAGTGAAATCTGATGGATCTACAATTTGATCTAGTATGTAGGTACTGTTGGTTATGACATCATCAAGAATTGCTTCAATACTGGTACCTGCATTGATAGCATACTTTCTAGTGGACTTGTCAAAATATGTTGTTTTATTAGGACTACTCTGACTGGCTATCCAAGCACGTCTTTGATCACTTTGTGTTTGATTGTCACTGGCCATAGGTGTATCTTTTGTGGATATTTTTTGTTGTTCAACTATTCTTGCTTTGCCTATTTCGTCATCAAATTTAAAACGAATAGTATCAACATATTTGATGTCTTTTTGCTTTTTAAGGCCTTCTTGGTAAGCATTATAGGCGCTGGCATAGCCTTTAACTTTGTAGACCTGTTGATCAGCAAATTTAACTTTACTGAGTAATGCCTTGTTCACAATGGCAGTGTTAACACCTCCATAGTATGTTGCTAGGTCCTCTGTTTCTTTTTCACGTGCTTCTTCTATTTCTTTATCTAGTGTTTCTGTACCGTTAAAACTGAAAAAGTCTTCTACTGTACCTGCCACTATTTCTAAATGAAGAGGAGTAGTTTGGGTGGCCATGTCAAATGCTGAATGTTGATAAGGAATAGCCCCTAAGGTGTATTTTGACCCTTCTGTGCCTACAGTAAACTCCAATGAAATAATTTTAATAGGAATATGTTTAGTGATACCCGGAATAGGATTTAGTATAGTGCCATCTTCTGACTGTGCATAAAAGTCAATCTGCATCATATAGATATTTTCTAAATAGTTTGGAGATTTTTCACTGCCTCCTAATTCTTTGGTTGCATCAATTAATCTATTTAAGAGACTAACTCCATATGGCTCAACAATAGTCATGTCTACTTTAAGAGCATTGGTATTAGGGTTTCTGTCAGTTGGAGCCATGTAACTTTCAAACTTTAATTCTTCAAAATAAAAGTCTTCATTGAAATATTTGTTACGTATCAATTTGTTTGGTCCTACTGTCTGATCAAACTTACCTGCAGATGCTATGATAACATTACGTGCTTGATAATCACCAGTGA